ACCCAACGGCGTTTTAGTGCAACGGCGCCGTGCCGTGCAGAGCGCTCTAAATGTAGAACGTCCCTAGAGACAAGAGGGTTTTTCAAGTCCTCTAGCTTTAGGAAAGTTTTATAAAGAGCTGCGTATCCGTCCAGTTCATCAGTGTGATAAACTGGAACTGGAACCCACGCCTTTATTTCTAGGCGTTGGTACCTGCCGTTCCATCGAACGTTTTTACCTTCGACGTAACGACAGCCCAGAAACGATATACGCCCAAGAGCCGAACTGTCTCGAGAAACACAGGGCAAAGGCCCTATTATTTTCTCAATCACATTTCGCATGTGACGAGTAGTTGTCCAATAGCCTTTCTCATAAAAGAGATTGGCAGTGGCAACCCAGGAGACAACGTTCGACGCCTGCCGCACGTTCTCAGGTTGAAGTTGCCGTACGTAGATCGGTGTTACTAATCTACCATCGTAAGCATCAACTCCGCATGACTCTCGAAACTTTCCAGTAACGAAAGTCTTATTGCGGTTTACCTTACAGTTGTACTTTTGTAGGTAATCGAGAACGATCATCGCATCGTCCGTGGGGACAATTATATCATCTCCATAGACGTATATCTGTGACGCAACAGAATTACAGTTGTGCACAGACACAGGGAGCGACCTACTCTCCAACAAGGCTATTACACATATAGTGTAAAAGTACATAGCCTCAACTGGAAAGCAGAGAGCAGATCCCATAGACGCGAATTTGCGCAATGAAACAACCGTTCCATCGGGCATTTCCGCGCGCTTCGAACGGCATGCATCGATCGCCTCCAGAAGATCTGGATTAGAACGAAACATATCTAAAGCCAGGTCGTGTGGAACACGATCACTAGCATCAGAAAGATCGATCGTTGCTAGTCGACCATCCTTCGAAGCAGCCATAGCGAGCTTCTGGTTAATAGACTGGTCACGAAAATTTACATGACCACCTATAACCGGATGTGATTCGATACGCTCATAAAGGGCGTTGCGAATCCCTTGCTGCACATATTGCATGCAACAGGGCTCTATTGCTATGATTCTTGGGCCTTTTAGTGTTTTGGGGACAGGAGTAACCCTAACAGGTTGCTCATTATCCTCTGACACAATCGTTACACTTTCGAACTCCGGACTCTCAACAGCGGATATTGTATATCCATTGTCGATTATCGGGAAATAAGGTTCGAGACGATCGTGCCACAGCCGCCAACGAAATTTCTGATTTCCAGAAACACGTTCGGCGGTAGCGCCGGGACCGTGTCTTGGAGATAACTCACTAACGCGTAAATCGCGTAGCAAATTACTCCATAACACAGAAGATACACGCAAAAACCTTGCGTGTTCTTCCTTCGGCAGTGAAAACATCGAAAAGGACTGCTCAATTTCGATGAAGGACCTAAACGCGGCTTGTTCCCTTTTGGGGGTACAGCCGAGTTCCAACTTCTTGAAGCAGAGGCAAATTTGCCTAATGCTATCAATAACAGTGGGAACATCGTTTGCAATAATAGGAACTTCGTCATAAATAATTCTCCCTGTCTCACGGTCAAAGATAAGACCGAGCATACCTTGCAAGAATGCAGGGATTGCTCCATTCTTCCGAAAACTTCGGAATAATGATGGGTCTATCCTTTCTTTTGCGAGAGCTTGTTCAAAGTCTCGGCAAAAGTTAGGTAAGGTTATCGTCAAAAACGAGATACCTTCTTCCTTGACCCGTGATATCAAAGTATCGATATCACGTAAATCAGAGACATCAGCGATGCACTTGGCGCATGCGTCTTTATAGACTGCAATCGCCAACTCAAGGTAGTCACTCGGGCTCACGCCCTCGGTGCTTTTCAAGCTGCCTCCTTTGCGAAGGGGGTCGGCTTCAAACCACCAGGCTTACCTTCTGCCGAGGATATCCTCGTCAGCATCTGTCAAGTTTAGACTTGAGGCACTCGAGAGTGGTAACTTGGGGGTAGAACCCTTAAGAATACCATTTGTATCGAGATCTGTGTCAGGTATCGGACCTTCAGAAACCTTCACCCAACCATTCCCGAGATTATCAGGAGTGGCAGGTAAACGGATTGAAGAATTCGGTACAGGATGGACATAAGACTCACGAAGAGTCTCATATTCACTCATTTTTTGAGTGAATAATTGAAACAATGATGTTCCAAAGTCCACCCAATGAAGAATTTTCTTCGTTTTAGACATAGATGTCCTCCTTTCCGGACATAGGACTTTTGGGTATAAACCCTAAGTCTCTTGACCGAAAAGTTTGTCAACGGTAGCGTTTGTCAGCCAGGCTACAAACCCGGCTACAAGGTTATGTGTCGCGGTTGTATCGAACCCGTAAACGGGACGGTCAATCACGACATAGCACGAAAGCGTGTCGTAGTCATTGACGGCTGTCAATGGATCTGCGACAATCGCTTTATTATCTATACGCGCCATCGACCTGATTCGGTCTTTACCAGCGACTTTACTCCCTTGATGGGATAAAGTCAAGGTATACGTACCATCAGCCTTTTGGTAAACAGATTGTTTACCTGAAGTAGA